ACGTGTTGTCGTCTTAAAATAAAATAAAATAAAAATGTTTTATGACGTAGAAAATTAAAACGTGACCCCCACCCTTGCTATTTTTATCAATAATTAGATTTTTCTTAATTTTTCTATAATTCATAACTACTTAAAAATAAAATCAGAAAAGTATATTTCAAGAAAAAAAAAATATTGTATATAATATAAATGACCGAAATTGATCTTAACTCCGTTGATTTACAAAATGTTGATTTCGACGATTGGGATATTGATATTGATGAAATAATCAGCCATTATGCAAGAAGGGGAGATGTTGAAATTGTACGCATGTTAAGACAAGCAGTTGATATATATAAACAAGATATGATGGACGCTGATTATGAACCATCTTTCACAGATTCAAGTTCCGATGATGATGCTGATACTGTCATGGAAAGATTACATGTCCAAGTAAATCCCGATGGTTTCTATGAACTCCACTGAATATCAGAACTGATATATTTATGTTTCATCTTTTTTTAACATTCTGTTTCATATTTTATTTTTCTATAACAGAGAATTATTTTTTTCATCAATGTAATAATTATTTCAGAACTGATATTTTGGAGATAATTAGAATAATCATAAAAAATCTATAATTTAAAATACTTAAAAAATAAAATCTATGCTATATATATATAATATGGATATTGAAAAGGTAATTCTCGCACGCAAGAAACTTTCTGCTGGAACTCTGAAAAACTATTTAGCCAATATCAAGAAACTGCACAAAGCAGTTACAGGTGAAGATGAAATTAAAGATTTATCATTTCTCCTTGATAAAAATAAAGTTGATGAATATCTACAGGGTTTAAAACCAACATCAAGGACTAATTACTATGGGGTAATTTTAACTCTACTAGATCCCGATAATGAAATACATGAATTATATAAGATTGACAAAATGAAGAATAATTTTAATAATAAAAAAGATACATCTGTGAATCAGACAATCCAAGATAAAGTATTGGATATTTCTGAATACGATGCGATGTTAGATAAAATCAAGAAGGCTGGATTACAACAAGATTATATGATGTTGTTGATGTTAAAGTATTTACCCATAAGAAATGAAATCGGAAATCTCGAAGTTATTAAGATTAAAGATTTCAATAAGTTGAAAGAAAAGAATAAAAATTATTTAGTTGTTGGAACAAGAAAATTATATGTGTATAGAACTAATTATAAAACTGATAAGATTTATGGTACAATTAAAACAGATATTACTGATAAACTATTCAAGAAGGAATTAAAAAAATATCTGGATACATTTAATCCTGGAAGAACTGCATTATTTTTAAATAAATCTGGAACTAACATGAATCACTCTGAAACATCGAATAGATTAAGTTATATCACCGAAAAATATTCGGGACATAAATTATCTACTTCAAGTATTTTTAAAATTATGTTGGCTAATTTCAAGGGTAAGGACATGAAAGAATATACTGATTATATTAACAAGGTTGGTGCTATTCGTGGAACTGACCCAAAAACTCTAATTAATTATTATGTATACAATAAAAAGGAAGGTGGGAATGTGAGCGATTAAGTTATTTATTTTAAGTTTTTTTTATTTACTAATATATAATGGTTAATGTATTAGAACTCTTTTCGGGAACTCGGTCAGTTGGTAAGTGTTGCGACCAATTGGGTTGGGATAGTGTATCAGTTGATATGATTTTACCAGCTGATCATGAATGTGATATAATGGATTTTAATTATAAACAATATCCAAAAGATTACTTCGATATTGTATGGGCTTCACCACCTTGTGTAGCATATTCAAGATTACAAAATTGTTGGTTGGGTCGCAAAAAGAAAGATGGAAATATATACACACGAGAAATAATGGAAAATGAAATGAATGAATCTGATAAATTAGTTTTAAAATCATTGGAGATTATTAATTATTTTAATCCAGAATATTGGTTTCTGGAAAATCCACAGACAGGAAAATTAAAAGATAGAGAAATTATGAAAGGTATTCCTTTTTATGATGTTGATTATTGTAAATATAGTGATTGGGGATATAAAAAAAGAACTCGGATATGGACTAATAAAAAAGATTGGAATGCTTTAATATGTAATAATGATTGTGATAATATGATTGTTAAAGATGATCAAAAATTACACAAAGAACGAATGGGGACATCAAAAACAATTATGGACGGTGATAAAATAATTCGTGTTAATACAGCAGAGTTAAGAGAAAAATATAGAGATTTTCCAAATATGATGGTTAAACATAAATTAAATGTATCAAAAGATGTTCATACTGTTGGTGAAAAAAAAGATAAATATAAACAAAGTGCAGATGTATCCAAAGATGTTGGTGGTGGAACAAATAGATTAGACAGATACAGAGTTCCAGAAGATTTAATATTTAGTTTATTTATGGATTAATTATTTCATAATATCTTTATGGGCTTTCGCTACGGACATTCCCTTCCGCATTCTAACCATCATTTTCATTCTATGAGATTTCATCTGTGAAGAAGTAAGATCTTGTAAATCTTTATGTTTACCCATGTGTTTTTTTAACTGTGCTTTCTGTTGTTCAGACATCTTTCCACCAGAAGATTTCTTGGGTTTATCCATTTTTTTATCTCCATAAGAATCCATTTATACTATACATGATAAATTATTTATTAAATTAAAAAAAAATAATATATATATATATAAAATGAAGGCTCATCAGAATATGAATCTTAAAGAACTACGTGATTATGTAAGAGCTAATAAATTAAATAAAGCGAAAGTTAGACTGGGAATGAATAAATCTGAAATGATTTCTGCATTGAAAAAAATAGATCATTGGGAAGAACAACCCAAGGTTAAAAAAACTAATACTAAATCACAATCAAAAGGAGTTTTACAAGTTGGAAAAAAACCAGATAAACCCCAAAGAATAGATACATCAAATAAAAATAAAGGTAAGGTTTTAAAATCAGAACCACCGAAAGTATTAAGTGATTTAGTGAATAATAATCTTAAAAAAAGAATTAAAATAATAAATGATTATTTAAGTGGAAAAATAACGGAAGATAAAAGGGAAGAATTAGAAAATGATATTAGTCCTTTTATTGATGCTGATATGAAAAAAGTAGTTTCACCAGAGTTTTTAGAATCAAATGGAACAATTAAATTAAAGTATTTTAAAGAATTACAAGATCCATCATTAGTAAAAGAATTAAAATCAATACTTAATAAGAAACCGAAGAAAGAAGCACCGAAGAAAGAAGCACCGAAGAAAGAAGCACCGAAGAAAAGTCCGCCACCGATAAGATTTAGTGGAAGTGCAAAAAAAATAGCATCTATTAAAAGCAAAATAAAAAAAAAAAACATTACATTAACAGAAGGTTTAAAATTATGGAAAGATGATATTGAAGCATACGAAAGAAGAATGAAACCATCTTTAAAATCATTAATAAATAAAGGGTATACAGAAGCAGGACTAACAAAATCTTTAAAAGAATTAGAACAAGAAGGAATTAAGGTATTTAAAAAAGTATAAATTAAAACTTTACATTATATTTTTTAGTTATTTCCGCATCTGTTTTCCGTGCTGGTCCACCGAGAATATATGAGTACATTCTTGCATAAGCCCAACTCTGTGGTGTCTGATTGGGTCGTGATCCAGAAGAGAAGAAGGCTCCTTCACCCTTCTTAAAAACTTCATTCAATGCTTTATAAGGTATTCCCGTAACTTTCGCAATATTTCTTTTACTTCTTCCGCCTTTCATTGTCTCTAGTTGTTCCCCATATTTTTTATTAAACTTAACTGTCCATGATGATTCCTTGGATTTCGCAGATGTTTTCGGTCTTGCTTTTTTTTCAAATATAGATTTAATCTGTTTCTGTCTTTCGGCTCCTTTTAATCCAGTTAAATATCTATCAGGTATATTTCGTGTTTCACCCTTATAAGTTACTTTCACCATTATACATACTATTCATATAAAATATATCAGAAGTGAAATAATCATAAAAATAAAATATTTATAAAGTATATATGTTCAACATTCATAAAACATTTACCAAATATGATTTAATATATATCGCTGATAATATCAGTTGTGATATTGTGTATAGTTCAGATGATAATAAAGACCAAATAAAACGAAAATTAATTGATTGTATCGAACGAAACTTATCCAAGGATTTACCCAAAAATGATCTTGATGTAGATACATACAGAAATCTCATGGTATATCTTAAAAAGGAAAATCCCAATAAACGATTGACTAGTAAAGAAAAAGATACAATTATAAGTTTATCTAAAAAAATAATTCATTATTGCAAAAATGATTATACACTTTCTTTATCTTACTATGATGATGAACAATCTATCATAGATGATTTATATTACATCAAACGTTATGGTGATATATTAAGTGTAAGGAAAGCATGTGAATTATGGAATGTACAATGTAACAAAATTAAGTTTAATCCAATTATTTCAGCCAAAAAGCAGAAATCATTAGATGAAAAAATTAAATTAAAAAATCTACATAGTGGGCTGGAAATAAAAAAAGGATTAATTACTCTGTCTTTTCAGTGAATACATAATCATTAAGTTTAGTTGTTCTCTCATTAAATACATTCACAACATCTGTATGAACTTTATATCCACGCCCACGATCCGCAAATTGATTTTCTATATAGTAATATAATTCACCATTCTCCATTTCATCACTATCAGTGATTTCCCATATTTTTCTGCAATCTCTAAATGACCATACAATAAATGCTCTAACCTTCGGATTGTCTTCCTTTAATTTTTTAAACTTAATTAATTTTACTTCATCAAAAAAATATGTATTAAAATTACTTGAATAATTAGTTCTATTTTTATGTTCTATCCATATATCTTTATTTTCATTTACAAAATCAAAATTACAAAATTGATTGAATGAATCAGTCGATATTAATTTTTTACCGAACAATTCTTCAAGTTGGGGGTGGATTTTCTTTTCAGCCTTCTTTCCGATTTTTAAATCTCTTTTAAGATCTGGTTTTCCCGAAATACTCTGCATTATACTTTAACATATATTATTTTTTAAGTAGATTAAACGCATTTTTACTTATTATTAATTTCTTCTCATAATTAAAGAAAATAATTAAAATTATTATATAATGTATATATAATGGCTGACATTTATGAAGAAACTATACTTGTATCATGTGATAGAGAATCAGCACAGACGAAGCAAGATGATGGGTTAAATAGTACTTGGACGAATAACTTTAATAATACAATCCAACTTGAACCAGGGGATAAAGTAAGTGTTTATAATTCATTCGTTTCTGAAAGGGGTTCAGCCACATCTAATTCTGTGGAGTTTAAGGGTGTATCACTTGGAAAAAGTAAGAAAATTAAATATTCAACTATTACCCAACATTATCATACTGTTGGTAATAATTTAGATGATCCAGTTTTATACAAGGAAGATATTGCAGAAGTGGAAGAAGACCAAGAGATATTCGATAATAAGACTTCTATAGTGATTAATTACTACAAAACTATGGATTGTTTATCTTACTATCAATTACCACGAAGATTTATTAAAAATAATGGTACTGATGCTGTTCCACGACAACCACAAGAAAATGCGTGGTTCGTTGATGATAGTCCAAATATGGGTCGTGTAAGTCGGGAAGCAAGTGATGTTCTTTTTACTGGAACTCTTAACACACAACTTATATATGTTGAACAAGAAGAAAAATATGGATTGATTGACGATGATTATGTGGGAATATTAGATGAAGACGCAAATACACACACCGATAATAATAATTATATTGTTAGACAAGGAAGAGTTAAACGATGGATATTACGAAATAACAATGAAAGATTTACTATCATGGCTCGTAAGAAAAATATACTTGAAGATGTATTCGATGATGATTCAGCTGACCCACGAGACCATTATCCAGCAGATTGGGACGACCAATTTCCACCATATTATGCCCGTGATCCAGAATATTATGATTATGTAACTTATCGTGAAAAAATTGATTTAGAAGTTTCACCAGGTTTCAATAGTGCAGAATATATCTCATCAGATTTAACTAGACAATTACAACAGACAGAAATAGAAGAACCAGATGAACAACAAAATCCATTCACAACTACACTTGGATCGGGGACACGCAGTCAAACAATTTCACAAAAAACTAATTTATTATTAAATAGTAAATGTTATAAACCTTTTAATTCTTCTAATGATTTTTACCAAACAAATCGTAAATATGATACTTGTATCAATAATAATGCGGCGGCAACTGGAACACAAGTTGGTATAGATGGGCCGACATTAGTGGAATTAGATGGGAATGAATGGAAAGTAAAAAATAAAGTATCTGGATTCGTTGATGGAAGAAAAACAAATGACGTTGTTGATTATTATCAATCATATCAATATATTGGGTGTAAAAGACCAGAGATATATGAAGCAGGTATAAAATTAAATGACATCTTCGGATTTAGTTTAAAACATTTAGCAGTTTATGATGGAACTCATTTACATTATAAAAAATATGGTATGATTTTAAACTTACAATATACTAATGATAATTTATTAAAATTAAAAAACTTTATTGAATCACAAGAAATATATCCAGAACTTTTTAAAGAAAAAAATATTAAATTATGGAGTAATGCTGGTTTAGATATTGATGTGGGAACACATGAGTTTTCAGCCAATCCTTATGTATCAGAGAATAATGTGAATGTTCATATCAATGTAAATAATGCACGATACTTACACATGAATGATGTATTATTCGCAAAATTAAGTAATTCATTAGAAGTTTCTGGTTCAACATTACCAGTAGAAGAACAACGAGCCACAAATATATCACGAATACAACTTGGAAATAGTTATTATGATTGGATTGGTAATGGTATGGACGAGTTCGGTGATTTATTCGGAGATCAGAGAAGTAGATTCCACGATGAAAAAGCACAATCAAGAAGTTTCTTTTTCGCTTATGACCCATCACAAAAAGATAAATATTATGATACACCCTTGGGTTATGAAGTATATAATGAAGGAGTTACAACTAAAAAATTAACTTATGGTGCTTTCGGTAAAACAACTATTCTCGGTGTAGATTATATTATGATATTCCCCAATGTACTTCAAGGAGAATTAAATGACCAAACTAAACTTCCAGATACTCGGAGAAATATCGGAGTTCCGCCGACATTCTTTTCACATGCAACTGCTAATGGTGAAGGTATATTAACCGATGGTCTAACTATGAAACTTGGATATGATAGACACTTTAATGCGTGGGGAAATGCGTTTATCAATTTAACAACTGGTATTCCCGAATATTCTTACAATAATCCTTATCCTGGTAATGTAGATCCACCACCGACAACAGAATATGACGGGACAACAACTCAATATGGTTACTCATTTCCAGATATAAATAGCCCAGACATCGGAACACTTGGTAATCCATCTGTATTTTCCACACAAGGACAAAATCTACAAGTAACAAACAATAAACAATATCTCGGTGCTACAAGACCCAATATAACTTATGATGGAAATCATTTCAACTTCGCCAATCTACATACAGATTTACGACTTGGTGGATTAGATGAAGTAGATAAATCACCCGAAGGTGATGAAAAGACAACAGTTTATAAAATAAATCCAACACAAAAATATAATAATTGGTCTCCTGTTCAGTTTCCTTATGAAGAACTTGTTAAGTTCGATTATACTAATTCAGACCCAGTCAAACAACCAGATTCATATACACGAGTAAATCGTAATTTATCAACCTTCACCGTATTCGATACAACAACAGGTATATTCATAGAAGATTTCGGATACGATGAATCTACATTTAATGATGGATTGTGGGGTCGTCTTGGTTTCGCATATAAACAATTTAATAGCGGAGTTGTAGCAAGTGATAGAAATACGAGAATGTCTGGAAAAATTGTGAATACAAATATATTAACCACTAATTGTGATATTGTTACAATTGATAGTAAATCGTGGTCGCAAGATAAGTTTTATAATCCTTTCCATGATGGTGGTATATGTAAAGCATACCAATTTTTCGCATATCATACTGTTATAACTGCTGAACCAGGTACAAAGAATAATTACCTTAAACTTTTACCCGAGATAGTTGAATCAGCTGTATCAACCAAGTTTATTGGAGTAGATTATCCAGTTCAATTAGATAATGGGTATTATGGGATACGAAGTGATTTATTAACGAATAGTATTAATTCCATGGGTGATGGAAATACATCTTATCCACTAATAGCAATCGCAGATAAAATCAATGCAGTTAAAGATTTCTATATATCTTCCCCTGGTTCAGTTCAACATACAATTACCAAACCAAAGATATTATCTAGTATTACAACTAAAATATGTGATCCAGATGGTTCTCCAAGTAGATGCTCGGAAAAATCTGTGATTGTTTATCGTATTGAAAAAACACGGAGAACCACATTTAATATACTACAACAAATGAAAGAACAAATTGAAAGAGAAGAAGCGGAGAAAAATAAAAAATAAAATATAATGTATATATAATGGCTACATATTCACAATATAAACCAACAAAGTTCGATGATTGTATTACTCCCATAGAAGTATGGGAAAATATAGAGAAATATATTCCAAAGGATAAAAAGATATGGTGTCCCTTTTATTTTAATGGAGATCACAAATTAAAAGATATGGGTTATAATATTATACATGAAGAAAAAGATTTTTTTAATTATGAACCAAGTGATTATGATTGTATTGTAGATAATCCACCATTCAGTATTAAAAAACTTATATTAGAAAGATTACTATTACTTGATAAACCTTTTATTTTAATCATGCCCGTTTCCACAATATGTTATAAATATATGAGACAGTATAAGAATAAAATACAGATTATTATTCCACCAAAAAGATATAATTTCGCACCAGAACTCGGTTCATCTGCAAGTTTCGACTGTTTATTTTATTGTTATAAAATGAACCTTCCAAGAGATATTATCTGGTTAGAATAATTTTAAAAATAAATTAAATTAAAAATATCTAATATAGTATAAGAAATGAGTTCAAATGATCCCCAAGATAAAAAAAGTAATCGTGATGTAATTGATGACATTTCTTCCGTTATGAATGAACTGGTTTCCGATGTAAAAGAATTGTCAAGTGAAGCAAAGGAATTAAAAGAAATGTTAATGGGTCTTATGAAGAAGTCCGAATTAAAGAAAATCCCAGAAGCTCCCAATGGTGATGAAACTACTTCAAATTGGTTCTGGTCATAATGTATAATTTTTATGTAACTTAATTTTTTTTCATTGTAATACATAATGACTAAATTATCTATTACTCCAAGCGATAGTAAAACCAAAAAATATAAAGCAGTATTCACTTATAATGATGGAAAAACGAAAACAACGCAATTCGGTGCAAAAGGATATAGTGATTATTTATCCCATAAAGATAAAGAAAGACGGAAACGATACAGAGATAGACATAAGAAAGATTTAAAAACAGGAGACCCCACACGTGCTGGATATTTATCATATTATATATTATGGGGAGATAGTACATCATTACAAACAAATATTAAGAGTTATAAAAAAAGATTCAATTACAAATAAATATAACATCTAAAATTATACATGGTTACTGATTTACAAATAGAATGGGGTGGATTAGTATGTTGTATGATTTATATATTAATCTGGATTAAGTTATGGATAATATTTCAGTAGTAATTTTAAGATAAATATGTGAAAATAAAATATAGTATATATTATACATGGAACATATTACTGAATTAACATCTGCTGAAGAATTATTGCAAATATATAAAAGACAATATGAAATATTATTGGCTCTAATTAATTATAAAAAAGATAATGAGTGGAAACTTGAAGAAGCAGAACAACTTCTTGGAACCATGGATTATAGATGGAATGGAAATAACTGGACAGATCAAGAATAATATCTATGTTTTTATTTATTAATTTATTTTTTTTAATAATTTTATATATACTATAATATAAAATAATGTCTGTTCCCAATCTTATCCGTCTCCAAGATATTCCCGATGATTATGGTCAGCACGTCGAAACCGACTTGCTGGAAACTTCCACTTTCCAAGAAGCAACAGCAACACAGACGGGTTATGCGTCTTTCAATCTTCCCCAGAAAGGTTTCCTTCATTCTAAATCTAAACTATTTTTAAGTTTAGTTCCAGATGTTGGTAAGGCTCGTTCTTTCTTACCACAGAATATTGGTATTGCGTCTCTTGTTCAACGGGCTGTTCTTCGTGTCCGTAAATCTGGACAAGTTATTAATGATATATCTGATTTCGGTAATTTCCACAGTATTAAATCAACCATGGTTTCCAATGAAGTTAATAAAGAACGAAATCAATATGTTGATGGTCGTACAGTTAATCACGCTTTCCGTCATATTCGTTGGACTGGTGCTGCTATTGAAAACACGGGAGATGAAAGTTTCGGTTATGGGTTAGATAATGGTCGTGAATATGGTGCTGATCCAGACAACCCCGCTCGTGAAGGTCAGAATCTTAATCAACATGAGTTCGCTAATATGGAAGGCGGACAACCACAAGAATCTCCAACTTATTCTCTAACCCTTGATAGTTTATTCCCTTTCCTTAAAACGCAATCTTTACCCCTTTATGTAATTGACCAAGGTCTAACTATAGAACTCTATTGGTCTAAAACTGCATTAGATCGTGTTTCTGTTGGTGCAGGAACTACCACTGGTGGTCTTTATGTGATTGATAAAAATGAATTAAAGTTCGCAGCCGATTATATCACGTATGTTCAGGACGACGCAATGAATCGGTGGAGAGAAGCCAATCCTGTTGTGGAAATGACTTTCCCAGATTATCGTCTTGCGAAATCAACTGTTACACAGGCAGAATTAGAATCTGGAATTGTTCGGTCGCTTGGTATGAATAATCGTATGGTTTCTCGTGCTTTAACTATTGTATCCAAGGAAGATGCTGCTTCAAGTATAGATTCTGATCTTGGTATTGTTAATAAATACAATATGATTTCTCCCGAAGCTGCTACGGTGAATATTGTTACGGGTGCTAGAACTGGTGATGTGAAATACAATCTTAAATATAAATCTCGGTTCGAGTTCTCGCAGAGTTTAGAAAATAAAGCAGAGATATTCACTGAACTCACTAAATCAGAAGGATTACCTTTCGTTACTCGTCAGGAATATTCCAATGAAGGTGGTGGGATTTTACCCAACACCAAGTTCGAGAATAAAGTTCAGACAACTAATCTCATTGGTCGTTTCTTCATTATGGGAACTCAACTCACCAATGGTCGTGTAGAATCTGATGGTGTTGAACTTCATTTATCTGGTGAGTTCGCCGCTGGTACATACCAAGTAAGGACTTACCTTGAATATGGTCGTTCGGCTCGTATTGAAGATGGTGAAGTAGAAGTCAGCAATCTGTAATGATTAGATTTTAAAAATAAAATATTTTTTATATTATAATGAAAGAATATATCGAAGGAGATATTCACAATGTTATAAAAACAATGGAAGATAATTCCATTGATTTTATTTATACTGATCCACCTTTCGGAACAACCAGAGCATCATGGGATAATGGTTTAAATTGGTCTGAATTATTTCCAGAAATGTGGAGAGTTTTAAAACCAACAGGAATAATATGTTTATATGCAAGTATTCCTTTTACTTATGAATTGTTAAAATATGAAAAACCGAAATATCATTATTCATGGAAAAAAAATAATTCAACTGGATTTTTTCAAGCTAAAAATCAACCCTTGCGAAACATAGAAGAAATATTTATTTATTATAAAAAAAAAGGAACATATAATCCACAGATGATGGGTGATAAGTTCGTAAAAAAAAGAAATGTTAAATATGGTGGTAAAAATGGTTACTGGGGCGAAGATGGAATCAATAAACATAATGAATATAATAAAGAAGAAGGACATACTGGAACATATCCAACAACTTTTAAAGAATGGAAAATAAGAAAAGATAAAACAGGTATTACCCGTGATGATGAACAGATTGATTATTTTATAAAAACATATAGTAATGAAAATGATACAATATTAGATATGACTTGTCATAATCATTATGTGGGTGATAGATGTGAAGCCTTACATAGAAATTATATTGGAGTTGATTTACATCTTTAAGATCTGAATATCTTGTTTATATCTAAAATTATTCCATTTTTTATCTTTCGTTCTCCCAGTTTTAATATTAGAAATCATATCTAATGTTAATCCCAAGTCATCTGCAATTTCTTGTAAGGAATGATAATTCCCTTCATGAATAACATTATCCAATTGTACAATTTTACAATTATAAATAACTTTTTTAGATTTCATAGTTGTTATATACTTACATAGAAAAATATTTAAGTATTTTAACTTATCTTTTATTCCGAATATCAGTTCTGATATTTTATGAAACATTCTTGGAATATACATTCTTATCTTATATGATTATTTTATTTTCTGACAACTTTTTATTTTTACAATTGAATTAATATTTCAGTTCTGATATTTTAAATAATGCGTATTTTTACTTAAAAAAAAATCTATGTATAAATTATAAATGGCTGAATTAAATATTGAGAATAGTTATATGAATGTTAATGAGTTTTTCGATACAATTGAACAAGAACATGATGGAAATAAATTATACAGATTCATTAATGTAAGTCTTAAAGAAGGTAAAAAAGTTCCTTTCGGTGAAAAAAACAATTTAACACAAGAAGAATTAAATGGAACATCAAGGGGAAATGGAAACACATTAAGTTTATATGTGAAACATATCCAAGATTTATATGTGGTTGATTTTGATACGAAAATTATTGATGATTGCAAGTTTTATGATATATTAAATGATGATTGTGTAGCCCACACTGAAACCACGAAAGGATCACATTATTATATTAAAATCATTGGTATTCCAGTATATACCAATCAACAGAAAGTATACATAGATGAAAATGTTGAAATGGATTTAATTAAGAAAAATAATATATGGGAAACACGAACACGCATGGTTAATGGTACAATTAAATCATATAAATGGGATAGTATTAAACAATATTTTAATGTAGAAAAAATGGGAATCCAAGGTTCTATTTCTCCACCAGTATCACCACCATCATCTGATAATAATGATGATGAACCAGAAGGTTGGGCTGAAATTGATGATCATACCCCTTTACCGAAATGTTCTCTAGATGATTTTAAAAAACATTTATCATCTATTAAACCGAGATACGACTATGATAGTTGGGTTAAAATTGGTATGATTTGTTATAACAATTTTGATGGTGATGTGAATGGATTGAAAATATGGAATGATTATTCGAAAGAAGATGAAGAGAATTATGAAGGTAAAAAAGCATTGAAAAAGAAATACCTTACATTCAATGGTAATGGAAATAAATTATCATACAAGCAATTCATTCGTTGGAACATCATTGATTATCCACCGAAAAATAAATATGAAGGTTGGTATAAAACTAATTCTTTGATTGAAAATATGAATGAAGAATGTATGTATTACACGAATACAGGAGATATTTTATATTTTAGTAATAACAATTTTATTCGTAATAAAACTGCAATCGCTAAACAATATTATAAAAAGTTTTCATTTGAAATACCCTGTGAAGAAAAAACTAAAATAGTGAATCCATTTGATTTATGGTTAGATAGTATCGATAGAAAAGATGTTGATAAAATTGTATTCAATCCGAAAAACACATGTAAATCTAATGAGTTTAATATATGGAAAGGATTTAAAATAAAACCCACTGGACAAGGAGATGAAACTAAAATACAGAAATGGTTAAATCATATCAGACATATATGGGCTTGTGATGATGAAGATACATACAATTATATCTTAAATTGGTTCGCAAGGATATTACAACAACCATGGAAAAAGAATAACATTTGTTTAGTACTACATTCTATTGAAGGGGTTGGGAAATCATTTGTCTTGGATATGATTGGAGAAATAATTGGTGATGAATATTATTATTCGACAAGTTCTCTGAAACACATTCTTGGTGAGTTTAATGGAGACGCAGAAGGAAAGATATTGGTTAATCTCAATGAAACCAATTGGGGTGGAGATAAAAAGATGGTTGGATCATTCAAGGAGTTTATCACAGATAGTAGCATTGTGATTAATAAAAAAGGTATTCAATCATATAAGATTAATAATTTTGCGAATAGCATTATTACCACCAATGAAGAATGGATTGTAAACATAAATGATAATGATAGACGATTTAATCTTCGTGAATGTAACAACATTAAATATGATCCATCGTACTATAAAGAAATTGCGAAAACTGATTTACAAGAAATAGCCAACTATTTATATACAAGGGATATATCATCTTATGATAGTCGTGTATTTGTTAAATCTGAACTGCATAAAGAACAAGTAGAAAAAAATATGGATAGTGTTGAAATATTCTGGAAAAGTATCCTTGAAGGTAATATCAACTATGATTGGGATTACCATGAAATTGAATGGAGTAGTAAAAGTTCCTTATATGAATTATATTGTGAAAGCATTACAGCCACACATGAAATAAAACATAATCAGATTCAATTTTGGAAAACAATCCGAAAGATATGTTCGTGTATCATTTTTAAAGAAGGTAAAATTGATGGTTCAAGGGTAAGAAAATATAGAGTTCCAACCATAGAAAAAGCAATTGAAAGTTATGAAATGAAAGATTATCACCCGATCACGAAATCACCATAACACAAGAAACTCACATTAAAATCGCCGAACTTATATATACAATTTTATGAGAGAACTTTTTGATTAAAGTTAGATATTTAATTGTGTCTATTGTGTCTATTGTGTCAATACTATATTTTTAATAATAATAATAATAATAATAATAATAATAAGACGGGTTATGGTCTTAAAAATATTTATAATCAATATTTCTTCTTTTTGTTTTTTGACACAAGTGAATTATTTTTTTTCATTTCACCTGTGTCTTTTTTTTTCACCTGTGTTTTTTTCGTAGAAACTTCGAATATATCTTTCAATTTGTAATTATTTCTTGTTTTGGCTGGTATTTTTACGACATCATCACTTTCATATAAATTATCCATTTATATTAGAAATAGATAATTTTAAGAATAATGTTATTTTTTAATATTTTTTTATCAACATTAATTATTATAAATCATATAATATAAAATGTCGTTAATATTACTCTCCAATGATCCAAGTGAAGCAGCGGGAGTTGTTGGTTCTAAACAGAATATTTATAAACCTTGGTCTTTCCGTAATAGTTTAACAGAAACGATTACAATTCCCAAGGATTCAGAAGTGGCTTTAACATCATGTAAAATCGCATTAGATGGTCAGATTAACATTTCTCCTGATGCGAGAGTATTTTACATATATACTGGTGAAGTTCTTTCGGGAAATATGAGTAATATGAGAAATACATCTACATCTATTCCTGTGCGTTGTGAAATATTCCCTGGGGCAACGGAAACTGTACAGACGAATATCGACGGATTAGCCCGAGAATTAAGTCGTGTGTTACGGAGAAATATCATGCACCCCGCATTTGTTCAAGAACTTGAAAGTTTAGATGCAGAAACCCGAGTGGAAGTATTACGAAACGCAGAAGGAGATTTCATTGGTTATACATTTACAATTGAACATTTAACTGATAAACAAGTGGCGGATTCTAAACAATTAACAAGCAGAGACCCCGAAGATGGTGTAACGAAAACAACATTGATACAGAATCGTTGTGCGAAAGATTGGTTTAATCAAGGTTTTAGAGACGACCCCACGAAACGAAAATATGATGTTGAACTACAAGGTAATAATATTCGTTTAACGCCGAAGGTTAATCCGAAACCAACAAGTAGTGGAACATTTACTATGCCATTGGTTACTACATTTTTTCATGTAGCCAATAATAAACCCATAGCGAATGCGGAAGGTATAGTTGAGTTTGACCTTACCAATGTTATGACTAATTCCCGACCGACCCCTGGTGTAGATGATAAAAATATTCCTTGGATTGTTGGATTATCTCGTTGTTGTGAAACGGGTCAGTTACGAACTCCTGGAAGACCGGGACCGCCATTTTTTCAGTGGGATCAGTCATTGCTTGATGAACCCCCAACAACAATAAATGAGATGTTAAGGGGTTTCTGTGATTATGCCGTAGTGAATGATGGTAAACTATTAAGATTGATGAATACTAATTGTTGGGGTGGAGCTCCGCTTCGTGATGGTCGTAATGGTAATTTACAATCATTTCGCTGGCAAGAAGTTGATTATACAGAAGGCGGGACGAATGCTAATTTCCCAGCTCTTTATGACACAAGCACCAATCTGGCTGATATAAATAAGATACAATTTGTATTAAGTGGTAATGAAGTGGGTATTGTACTTGTTAGAATTGATGGATCAACCGTTGATTTTTGGAAATATAGTACGAATAGAATTACTGCTGGAACTCCACGATTAATTCATGAACAATGTAAGCCACTTGATATAAGTTGTCAAGATTTACAACCTGTTATGGGTATATATAATCGCGGGTGGGATAAAATTGTTGATGGAACATTTGCACCGACTGATTATCATATAGAATTATCTAAACACGATTCATTTGAAAGTGTTTCTGACTATACCATGAGTTTAGCAGAATATGAAGCAACTGATACTTTAAGAATGGCTTACTATAATCACTTTCTACAATCAGATCAACTACGATTTCGTGGTGCTATGGCTGAATTAAATCTACGAAACACCAATACACAACCAGAACCAATAAAATATGGATACTACGATACAACATCAGATGGTTTCAACGGTTGTCTCCAACCAGTTTTAATCACAACGCCAAGTAGTAAATACACAACAACAACACAAGCCAATTCAATGAGATTATTTGGTATGGTTGGATTGAGTGGTGTCGCAAGTGGAGAACCACCTTGGATAGATGATGGAGTAAGTGGTGATGATAGATATGTTAAACGGTTATTATCTTCGGAAACACCACTCACTTTATCCACTAAATCCATATTTGTAAGATTAGAAAACTTCGCACAGACATCTGTGAATGCTGGTAATGGTAATAAATCAAGTATCATTGCTCACTTACCAAGGTTCGATGGACAGAATCAGACGGGACGATTATTCTTTGAACCGAAAAATCTCATGTATTTAGATCTTAAAAATGTCTCCGACTTGAAAGTGAATAGTTTTGATATATCATTTGTATATGCTGATGAATCATACTGCACATCATTAGTGGGGACTAGTAATGTTGTTCTCCATATACGTCCCAAGAAATCCGACTAATTATAGAATATAATTTTTACATTTTTTACAATTTTTTACTATTTTTTTTTAAATCTTTTCTATAATATACAATGGATAATAGTAAGTTGCCGAGTATTTTACATTATAAAGTGGAAAAAAAAGAGAAGGTAATTATAGAAAATGATAAGCCCAATATTACGGAAACAATAACAGAATTAGAAGATGTACCAGAACCAGAACCAGAACCAGAACCCGTATCTACATCGGAACAATTGGGTCTTAAAGTCGTAAAGAGACCGAAAATAAAACCAGAAAAGATATTTGAAGAACCACCACCGAAAAAGAAATCAAGGAAACAGATTAAATATGTAGATGTAAGCAGTAGTGAAGAAGAAGATGTTAATAAAGAAACAGGAGAAGAAAATCCCAATTTTGTATATGAAGAAGAAGAAGAAGATATATCAGAACTGAAATCTGATAATAATCCAGAAATAAAAAATTATGAACCAGATGAAAAAAAAGATATACAAGAAAATGTTATTGTGGAAGAACCAACTGAAATATCAGAAGTGAAATCTAAACCGAAAAAGAAAGGACGGAAACCAATGACCGCAGAACATAAGGAGAAATTGCGTGTATCATTAGCACTTGCTAGAGAAAAGAAGCAGAAAAATATAGCAGAGAAAAAGAAACTTGGATATAAGACAACGAACGATATTAAAAAGGAACGAGAAGAAAAATTAAAGAAAGAAAAAGAAAAGATAAGTATTCAGCAACAACATGAAGCAGAATTAAAAAAATTAAAAGATGAATTGGAAGAAGAGAAGAGAAAAACGCAACTTGTAAAAGAAGATAAACAGAACTTTATTACGAAAGAAGATTTGCAGAAATCACAATTAAATACATTGGCTACATTTGAGATGATGCGAAAGGAGAGAAAGGAAGAGAAAAAGAAACAGAAACAGATTGAAGAGTATAATGAATCTGTGAAAGAAACTATCAAGAAAATAAATACTCCATCATATATGAGAAAGGCTGGTAAATATAAAAACTATTTGGATTTTTAAAATAATATAATATGTATATATATAATAATGGATAAGAAATCTATGAAAGTTCCCCAGATATTAAAAGTCAAGGATATAGATCCAGATAAAAGATTTGAACACATTCACCCCAACTTACCCCAATTACCATGTCTCGCATTATTAATTGGTTCAGTTCGCAGTGGTAAATCTAATCTACTATGTAATTTCTTTATGAATGATGCTATGTATAAAGGTCTATTCGATACAGTTACATTTATAAGCACAACTCTGCACACAGATAATAAAGGTGTCCTTTTATCTAAATATTTTGATTGTTATGACCATTATGATGACCAGATTATTCATGGTATTATGAAAGAACAATCACAATATGATAGAGCCGATAGACCATCATACGCATTAGTTGTTGATGATTGTTTAACCCAAGATTTCTCTAAATCTAATGCTGTATCATTCTTTTCTACAAGATTTAGACATTACATAGATTTCTATTGTATATCTACCCAATCATTCCGTGCGGTTAGTGGTATGATTAGAAATAATGCGAATAGTATATTTATATGTCGTCAGCAGAATAAAGTTGAACTTGATAAAATTGCGGAAGAATATAGTGGTATGGTTGGTGGATATGATAATTTCATGAAATGGTATAAAACAATTCATAAAGATAAATATCAGATTATGTACCTTGATCTTCAATCGAACCCCGCTCGTATCTTACATAACTTTGAGAAAGTTGTATGGGAAGGTGATGATGAAGAACATTTGGACGATTAAATATAATTTTTTATGTAATTTATTTTTTAATGTTATTGATAGTATAAAATGGACTTATATCAACAACCCGATATTCGTGCGAAGGCAATTGCACATCAGAGAGATAATGAAGTAGAAGAATATAATGAACAACTTGAATTAGTTAGACAACAGATTATAACCCAAGCACAACAGAAGAAATTACGAGCATCAACCGAAGCCCAGAGAGATGAAGCGGAGAAATCTGGACTTGGTGCTTTCACATTGAAAGGATCTATAAAAGATATTAAAGATTTTGCGAAAGAAGGAAAGACGAAATCAGTAGCGGAACAACTTACAGAAAGTTTTAAAAATATTAAAAGCGATGGTGGTGTTGCGGGAGCAACTAGTAAAGCAGAAGAATTAATGAGTGAAGAAAAAATTAATCCATTCGGTAGAACAGTTGGAGAATTAGAAGAAGGTGGTATATATAAACCACCCGAAGCAAGTGTTGGGAGACCTGGTGCGATTGGATCTCTATTAGAAAAAGCAGGTGGGAAAGAAGCAGCAGAGAAATTGTTAGAAAAGAAAGGACTTAAATACGCAGCGGAAGTGGGTAGTAAAGCAGCATCACACATGGGGCCGCTAATGAATATTGGTATGGGTATATATGATGGTGTAGAAGCATTACAAGGGGATAATTGGGAAAAGATGAACGACGATGAAAGATTAGAAACTGGATTACAGATTGGTGCGGGTGTATCTGATGCTCTTGGAGTTGTATTTCCACCCTTATTTGTTCTCGGTGCTGGATTGTCGGCTGCGAGTTCTGTAGCGGGTGTTCTTGGAGAAGAAGATAAAGAAGAAGAACAAGTTAAAAAAGGTGGAACAATAGATCAAGAAACCAAGGAAGAACTCGAACCATTGAAAGATATTGAAACCCCAGATTATAAAGCGGTTGAAGTAACATCAAGGGGTGTGGGATAATACTTAAAAAAAAAATCTATGCTATATATAAATAATGGAAATGTCTGATGAAAAGATAAAGAATATGGTTGATAGATATATGAGTAATCTTGAAAAGAAAAAAGAATTATATCATTCTGTACATAAACATGATGAAGAGTTTATGCAGAGAAATCGTGAGAGAGCCAATAAACATTTTCAGATGAATAAGGATAAAAAGAAACAATATTATCAAGATAATATCGAAAGTAAGAAATTAAACAATTTGTATTATTATTACAAGAAGAAGGATAAAATGGATTTATTTAAATCTAAACACCCAGAGAAATATGATAAATTAGTTAAGATGGGAAAGATTAAGAATAATGTTCAATGATTAATTGTTTAAGATCATCAATTGATTCACATGATTCAATTGCTTTATGTTTAATAGCATCGAAAACACTATAATGTTCTGACCATAAATCGTATTTCTCCATATCTTTATCGTCGAATAAATCACGGATTAGTTCATCGGCATCAATTACACTATCGGCAATTTTATGCTTCCAGTGGTCATATAGTAAAGAATGACAACAGAAAAAGTTTTCATTAATACTACTTTTTAATTCAACGGGTTGGGGTTCGGGTTCTGGTTCAGAAACAACTTCTGGTTCAATATGTTCTTCACTCATTTATATCTTTATCACATATTTTATTTTTAATAAAAAATTAAAAGAATAAAATTATGGACTAATTTCTTCATTTGTGGTTGGTGTATCTAATGTTTCATCTTCTGTTATGGGTAGTGATAATTCACTCTCTAATTTTACGCCTTTCATAGTTTCCCGACTATGAATGACGCATTTATCTAATCCGTTACATATAGCTGGTTTAGATACTTTATATTTCTTAAATCTTTTTTTAAAAATCGCAATTACATCATCATCTATCATTGGTGATTGTTCAATTAATCTATCATATTCAGCCCGACATATTGCTAGAAAATCGGAACATTTACTCCTGTGTTTATTTTTATCAAGTGCTAATTCTATAGATATATTCCTTCCAAGTTTAGACCATGATACTCCTGCGTTTCTATGACTTTCCATTAATTCAGCAACTTTTAAGAAGTTTTGTAAAGTTGATAAAATACCAGCGAATATGTTTACACCCCCAACAATTGCAGAAGCCATAGATTTATTTTCTTCATTTATAAAACTATCCATACCGACATTCGCAGCCCCAGTTAAAGTTGATAAAATTATCACTGGTATGGAAAACATATAATATCGTGTTTTATACTTTTTTTCACATCTATTATGTAACCATCTAAAACACGATGCTTTTTCCGACCATTCAGCCAATAAATCTTCTGTTTCATGAGACCAACAATTAAGTTTATTTATATCATCAGTCATTATTATATATGTATGATTTTTTTTTATTTTTATTTTTTAAGAATAATTATATAACATATAATATAAAATGAGTTACTGGTCAAGCGATAATGTTGTTCATATTGGTGAAAAAGATCTTGAAATCCCAGCGGAAAGGGGACTTTCTTATACGGTGGGTGCTACATCGCAGAAAGTAACCTTTAACATTCCCCAGAGCGTTGGTTTTCTTGATGGTAAATCATCATATCTTTCTTGGGAGATGAAGATTCGTTGTGCAGAAACATTAAAAACTCGTCTTCAATTAGACCCCGCAGGTTGTGGTATGTGTGTGCAGAATTATCGCCTGATGAATAATGGTGTAGTTCTGGAAGAAATAAATGATTGTAATCAATTA